AACCATTGAGTGGTAAAGCTTTAGAAGTTGATCATAACTTTGGTGCATATACTGGAGGCAAAAAAGAGGGAAGAGCTGCTAAATATGGAACAATACCTAATTCAAGCATAAGTGGATCTAGAGGAACTTATGGACTTGTAGCAGATGCTTATGCAAGAGCCGCTAATGACAGAGGTGTATTACCTAGGCAAATGCAATCCATTACATGGGAAGCAATAAGAGGGTTATACACAAACACATTTAAATCTAATCCACAAAAAGTTGCTCAAATTGAGAACATATGGAACAGATATAAAGAAGGAAGATTAACTATTGACGAAGCTAGACAGGAGGCTATAAATGCAACGCCAGCAGGATTTGAAGAACCAAGTTGGGCTAGACCCGATAATACAATATCTGAATTCAGTGGAAATTCCAGTTACGAGAGAGAACTATCTAGATCTAATTTATCCGGAAGGGATTCCGGAGATGACAGCGGAGTTGGAGGAATCTCTCCCAGAGAATCTGAGATCAGACGATCAAGCATAAGAGCAAGCACTTTTGGGGCAACTCAAAGAGAAGGCATAGCAATTAAAAATGATATTGCTATAGAAAAAGCACAACAAAATATTAGATACGATAATCTTTCAGGAATTATAGCTAAAGGATTAGGAATATTACCTGAAAAAATTAAAACTCCATTTGGTGTAGTTAAACCTCTTTTTGGCAGAACTGCTACACAAGCTGCTGACAGAATTGTAACAAAATATCAAGATTCTTTTCAGTCTATTGGAAAGATGATGGATGAGTTAAGAAATAATGGCTATACAATTGCTGATGCAGCCGATACATTTTTGCAAGAAAAAAACTCTCATGGTATTACGGGTTCTAAATTAGATGAAGTTGAAAAAACTTTAATTAAACCATTAATGGAAGAGATTAAACAAATTAATGTTACAGAAGATCAAATAAATAATTTGTCTGCTCTATCTGCAACTGCAGCGAAGTTAACAGGACAGGATGGATTTGTTAAATCTGATTTAGAAACAAGCATTAGTCCATTAATGACAATAATAGATTCTATTCTTTATGCTAGACACGCTAAAGAAAGAAATGCCAAAATAACTACAGATTATGGTAAAGGCATGGGATCAGGTATGTCTTTTAATGAAGCCACAGCGATACTTAATTGGGTTGCAAGTTTAAATGAATCAAATAGAAAAGCTGTTACTAACTCAATTATGATTGTGAAAGAAATTACAGAAAACACAAACGTTCAAAGATACGAATCTGGGTTAATTACAAAAGAAACTTTTGAAAAAAGAAATGATTTTAAAAATTATGTTCCATTAAGAGGTGACATGGATTCTGATCAAGAGTTTAAAGATGACAAAAATCAATCTTTAAGAAAAACAACAAATTTATTTGGTGCTATGGGCAATGAAGATAGATCTGCTAAAGGTAGAGGTCTTAAATATGCACAAAATATATTAGGCTCTGCTCTTGCTCAAAATGTAAGAGCAATTGATAGGGGCGAAAGAAATAAAGTTGGATTGTCATTTTTAAAATTAATTAAAGGAGAAGAAACACAACCAGACGGAACTGTCGCTATAAACGAAGCTTTGGCATTAGATATGTCTAAAACTATTGCTTATGAAGCAAAAAAAGATGCAATGAACGCTCAACAATTTACAATTAAAGAAGATGGACAAGAAGTTCACGTAAACATTTACAGCAGTTCTATAGCTCGATCCTTAAAACTGCACTCAGAACCACAAACTAATAATACATTTATTAGAATGGTAGGTAAATTAAACAGATGGCTATCTAGTGTTAACACTACTTATAACCCAGCTTTCGTATTACCTAACCTTGCAAAAGATTTAGAGACAGCTCTTGTTAACGTACAACAATACGACATGGAAGGCATAACAAAAGAAATAACTTTAAATACAGGAAAAGCAATTCTTGGCATAAGAAATGTTTTAAGAAAAACAAAAAGTAATACGCTTGACGACAATAGTTATTGGGCACAAGAATACATTAAGTTTGTTAAGTCTGGTGGTAAGAACGCCACTAACATGATGTCAACTGTTCAAGATCAAATGGCAAATATGAATAACTTACTTAATGAGATTGGTGGGACTAAAAATCAGGGTCTTATTAAAGGCAATTTTAAAAAGATGTTGAGGTTTTTAGATGATTACAACACAGCAGTTGAGAATGGTGTTCGTGTCGCTACATTCACAGCTTTGAAAAAAAGAGGCTTCTCTGATGCACGAGCTGCCGAAGCAGCGAGAGATGTGACAGTAAACTTTGCAAAAGGTGGAGAAGATAAAGTTGCTATGAACTCTTTGTATTTATTTTACAATGCATCTTTACAAGGAAGTATGGCTCTACTAACAGCTGCTAGACGATCAAAGAGAGTAAGAAAACTTTGGTTAGGTATGGTCGCTTATGGATTACTACAAGATCAATTTGTATCTTTCCTTAGTGATGATGAAGATGATAATGGCAGAAAACAATATGATGATTTAGATGATTACACGTTAGAACACAATTTAATTTTCCCATCACTTGGTCTGTCTGATGAAAAATTTATAAAAATACCTTTGGCATACGGACTAAATATGGCTGTTAACTTAGGAAGATCGTTAAGCAGGTACACTAGAGGAGAGTATACACTTGGTCAGACAAGCAATTCAATATTTAACACAACTATGGAAACATTAAGCCCATTTGGAGCTATAGAGAATTGGCAAACATATGCAACCCCTACATTTCTTGACCCACTTGCTGAGTTAGCAATTAATAAAAATTATAGACAAGCTCCTATATATAAAGAAAGTCCTATGTACGCATCTTCGCCTAGACCTGATAGCCAACAATATTGGGGCAACACAGGTGTAATACCAAAAGCTGTCGTTGACATCATCAACACAATATCCGGAGGAGATGAAGTAGAGAGTGGATTTATAGATATGTCTCCGGATGTTTTGGAGTATTGGATAGAGTTTGCCATTGGTGGTGCTGGTGCTACAGTCAATAGACTTGGTAATTTAGTATTTTCAACTGTACCTGAAGTATTAAGTGGAGAATTTGAGGGTAACTTAGAACAAAGAATACCTTTTGTAAGGAAACTTATCGCATCACCATCAGAAAGAGTGGACACATCAACTTATTTAGAAAACAGAAAAGGTCTATATAGGATATTTGCTAGGTTGGAATTGGCTAGTAGAAAAGGCGATGCTAATGAAGTAAGAGGTGTTAGGGCTAAATACGCAGATGAGTTAAGTATATATGGAAGATTTAAAGCCATAGACAATGCTAGAAATAGATTGTTAAGGCAAATTCGTGAGTTGGAAAGAAATTTAAGAATACCGGATGAAACTAGAACAAAACTTATAAAACTTAGAACTGAAAAGATTCAGGGTCTTATGAAGACCGGTGTTGTTTTAATGAGGCAAGTTGGTTTAAAGGAGCAGTAAAGCTCTATCTATGATAGTAACGGCACTACTCCTATTTCAAAACTTTACGTATTTTTTTTGTCCATGGCTTCTGATGCCAGAGCCGAATAGCCACATATGTCCACATAGCTATCTTCATGATTTGGAGTTTCAATTAGTCTAGACAACTTAACTGCTATCATACATTGATAAACTTGTTCTACAGTAATATCCTTCGTCAACAGCACAGACCATATCTTTGCTATCCTTGCATGGTTCTCATAAGCATCTCCGTACTCGATTGCTCTTTCCCCAGTAATTATAGCACTAGCCTTAACCAATGTATTTTTTCTATGTGCTTTTTTATCTGTCATTCTGAATCATCCTCTAAATAATCTTCTATTGTTTCTATTTGATGTTGGTTAATAAATACAGGAGTGTCATCGCCCACCCAAGAGCCAATCACGTTGTAATCAAAGTACTCCATAGCTTCTTCTTCCGTCATGTCATGATCGTGAGCAAGTATAAGAATACATTTGTTGTAATCGTATAAAGCAACTTGCTTTCTGTCGAAGGCACTTATTGTACTGCCTATAAAGGCTTTCTCTAATCCATCTGCTAATTTCATATTTTTTCCTCTCCTCTTATTTTGGCTGCCGAGACAATAGAGTAAAACTTTACATAAAGTTTTTTGTTTCAGCTATTATTTTAAATTGATTTATATTGAAATGGCAAACAGGTTCTTGATCTTGCCAATCATTTCTATCTGATCTTCCACCTTGTTTTATTATAAATTCACTTCTTAGGTTTATCCAGCCCGTATAATCAGACCAACAAACAATTAATAAAGATTTTGTGTTAGTCATATCTGCTAATATTCTAGCTTCTTTTACTTTAGATAAAGATAATATATATGTTTTGTAATCGTTTAATCTGCTGGTTCTACATTTGACTTCTGTAAACCCTATATGTGTACCATTGCGATACATCGTATAATCTAATTTGTATGATATTGGTAGTTTGGCATAAGATACACCCCACTTTTGTGAGATGTATCTTAAAGCATTTTGTTCTTCTCCCAAGTTCTTTGGGGATTCGTACATTACCCTAGACATAAAAGTTTATGTAATGTTTTCGGATCGTTGTTTTAACAGCCAATCCTTTACTTCTTGTTTATCCCAAAGTCTTTTCTGCCTTTGTTCAGACTTAGTAATGTTAAAGGACTTAGGGAATTCTCTGTCCTCATTGTTTATCAATCCATAAACAGACATTTTGCTTATAGACAAATATTTAGCGACAGCATCTATTGTTAAAAAATCAGCACTAACATCAGCATTGTTTTCAGATTTCCTTAATGTCATTATCTTTCCTTTCTTCCGGTGTACCATCGTCATTTACTTTAACCATGGCAACCACATATCTAGAGCCTACCCAATCCTTGTGCAGTTGCTCCGGAACATCATTAGGATGAATAGTAAGTTTAATGTTTGTTCCATTTTTGTCTTGCATCATAGATGTTTTGACAGCCTCAAAATTTATATTAGGTATTGTGCTTTCCATTAATATCTCCCTAAAATGGTATTTCATCATCATCAATAGTACTCGCTATCGCTGATGTATTTCTGTTAATAGTGGTGTTGTTATTAGAGCCAAAGCTATTGCCTTGAGTCTTGTTTGCATTGTATTCTTCAAATACATTGCTACGAATAGAAAGAAAAGCCTTTCCACTTTTTAAACTCATCTTCTTCCAACCAACAAGATTAAACTTAGGTTTAGAAACCCCATCATTTTTTTGTTTGATAAGATCGTCTATAACCTCATTAGACAATTCCATGTATCCTGTGTAGTCCGGACTTTTATCTGATTTCTTATTTCGTGCCTCGAATAAAGAGCCACTTGGTGGGTATTCAGTCATATATCTTCTCCTTGTTATTTATTTTTTAATTTATCTGCTCTTTCAAGAAATGCTGTAGACACTTCTCCAAAGGCATCGCCACTTAGATTTTTAAGTTCCTTTAATGCTTGAGCATTTTCGTTCTTAAACTTCCTAAGATTATCTATATTGTCATCCGGCATAAACGTAAGGAAAACAGTTTTGATAACTTCAACACCTTCTTTTACAGGAATACTTTCAACTTTATCTGAAGACACATCTTTGACAGATATAGTTTCTTCTTTAACTTCTTCTTCTTTTTTAAATCCTTTCTCTAAAGTTCCACCATTTATTTCTACAGGTCTCTCTTCTTTAAAGGCATCTGCCTCGTCTTCTGCATAAACATCCCCATGTAACCCAACTAGCTTTAAGATAACCCTGTCTTTGGCTCTCTTTTCAGCCATGGCATATGGATAGCTGTTCTTGTTGTTGGATGGAGATGCCTCTCCTATAGACCACTCTGATTTATCGCCCATCTTTCCTGTTACTAAAAGACTTACGATCCTATTTTCAGAATTACATTCCAATATAGTAGGCTCATTAAAAACAATCCCTTTTTTAACAGCGACTTTTTCCAATGCCTTATGCAACAGAACATAAGTTCCATGACAATTCCATCCGGCTTGATCCGGTGTCATGCCAATTTCCCTCAATGTTTCTCCAACATTTTCCGGTATATCACTTTTCATTTATTATTCCTTTCACTTAGTGTTAAAGATTTCTGTTTTATAAGAATCGTAATGGCTTACTTTCGTAAACTTTCTTTCAAATGTTGTTTTCTTAATGCCACCTTTTATTTTTTGATAGGTAACTAATTCTTGACTAATTATATCTCCTTTGTTCTCCGGGAAATAACTATCGTCTAGAACCTCATTAATTTTACATAGATTATTTGTTGGCAAATAACATAAGTCTACTTCTCTATTACTTTTCATTTTTTCTCTCTTTCTCTTTCTTTTCTATTAGCAAACCAAATTCATATCCTTTTCTGTAATAAGCTGAACTCTTATTCTGTTCGTACTTATCTTTATAAAAGATGCTATCCTCTATCCCTTGCTTAAATACAGAGAGATAGTTACTTCTTTTTGAATCAACTATGCTATTCATTGTTTAAGCCAATTTCTTATTTTATCTCTTATATACATATAAATTTTTATAGGCATACATACATAAGCACCCTTACCTTTGTTTGTTGCCTCAATTATATGCTCAGATATTAAAGATGATTTTGGCGATCTAGTACCCATTATTTTTCTAGATTTCAACTTAACAACTCCACTCTTTTTTCTTACTCTTACTACCTTTGTTTTTTTTATATCACTTGGATATTTTATATTATCTTCTGTCATTTTATACCTCATTGTATTGATCGCAAAATTTAGCAACTGAACAATAGTTGCCCTTACATCGTGTGTATTCTCCACCACGAAATTCTATTTCTGTAGCATCACTAGGATGCAGTCTATGTTGATGATAAACTTCTTGATAGTCATGAGCTGATTGTTCGTTATCAAACACTTTCAAAGCTCTCTTTAATTTCTTTTTCTTTAATGCCCAAGAGTTTTTCTTTTGCCATCTTTCATCGTTTGTACATAGAGGAAAAGAACCATTTAAATCATAATTTACTTGAGCCTCTTGATGAATTGAAATTCTTTCAGACACATAATTTTTTGCATCTTCTTCATTCCAAATAGGAATGTCTACGTAAACTATAGGTGCTTGTGGATAATCTTCTCTTCTCTCTGCCTCTCTTCTATTCCAATCCCTAAGTATTGCACATATTTTTATAGAGCCAACTTTCCATTCTTTAAAAAAATGCTTTTCTCTGAACAGCCAAGCATAGCAATTTAATTGCTTTTCCCACTCCGGTTTGCCATGAATTACTGACCAAACTGATGTTACTTTGTAATCTATTATTGTTGCTATACCATCTTTGATTTCTTGCCTATCCATAGCACCGGATATAGTCCATCCATTAAGATCAGAGTACAATCTTTCTTCGTTAATAATTTTATCTGATGGATGACCTACCCTTGGGTAAGTGTTAGAACTTTCTAACACAGAATGTACAGCAGTTCCAAACAATGCCCAAACCATATCGACAGCATCAATTTCTATCTTGTCATTATAAGAATCTTTCATTACTCTGACCCTTGGACTGTCAATTAAAGAGGTTACAGAAATATCTGCTTTACCCTTGCTGTACTTATCATTTATGGCAAAATCTACGAAAGGTTGGGGCATCCCAAAGTTGTTGGTTATTTTCATTTTAATCTCCTACTACACACATTTCGTTATACAGAAAGGAAAAACTATGTCAACACAATTACACACAAGCACAAATTTTATTATCTATGGAGAGCCGGCAAGCAAGGCAAACTCTAGAAAAATAGTTAATTTTGGGAAAAGATTTGGAGTAATAAAATCTGATAAAGCTAGAAATTATGAAAAAGAATTTGCCCCACAATGCCCCACATTAGAAAAACTTATTGAAAAAGATGTGAAAGTAGAGTTAATTGTATACTATGCTTCACGTAGACCGGATTTAGACGAAAGTGTTATCTTAGATTGTATGCAAGGAAAGATTTATGTTAACGACAGACAGGTCAAGCAAAAGTTTGTATATTGGGGTTTGGACAGAGATGCACCACGAACTCACATCCGAGTCACGACTTTGGAAACATGTGATGTGCCAAGCGATTTCTGATTCGTATCTAGGGGATAACAAAGAAAAATTATCTGTAGCAAAATGGGTAAAATCAGATGATTTTATTTACGTTTGTGACATGGCAAATTTTAATGCTGAGAATTTACAAAAAAAAATGAAAGAGATTTTAACTAGCAAACCTGTTGTGGCAAGATACATTGGGGAAAGGTTAAAAAAAGCAATTCAAAGCAGAGCATTTAACATGTAGTTATAACCATCTTTAGGGTTATAACCATCTATATGGTTATAACCATCTATATGGTTATAAATATATATAATATAAATATATATAATATAAATATATATAATATAAATATATAATATAAATATATATATATATAAATAAATAATTTTTCTTGTTGACGAATATTTTTTTTAGATTTAACTATGGGTTGTGTAGTGAGGAGAAATTAATGGAAATAAAACACTCAATTAGAGATGTAGGATTACGTCTTGGTAGTGGTCAGCATAAGATTGCTTGCCCTTTTTGTTCTGATTCAAGAAGAAAAAAAAATCAAAAAACTTTATCATTAAAAGTCAATGAAGAGGCATTATTTTATAATTGTTGGCATTGTAACGAGGATGGTGGAATAAAATTTAATGACAACAGCTTTAGAATTGTGAGGAGAGATAATGTGAGTAACATAAGCAAGCCAATACCTGTTGAACAGAAAAATGGATGGGGGGTTATTGGCGATGGGAATGGTAGCTTACAATATTTGCAAAGCAGAGGAATATCAAAAGAAACAGCAGAAAAAATTGGTGTAAAATTTACAAGGCAATACATCGCAACAGCACAAAAAGAAGTTCCCTGTATAGTTTTCCCTTATCAAAATAAAGGCATATGTAATTTTGCAAAGATCAGATCATTTCCGGAAAAAGGTTTTTCTAGTCAAGGTTCAGCTTTAAACTTTTATAATATTGATAACGTAAAAGAAAAAGATTGGGTCATTATTTGCGAGGGAGAAATGGACTGTTTGTCTTTCATTGAGAGTGGTTACGATAGTGTAATATCAATTCCTCATGGTGCTGTTATGAAAGTTGTTGATGGCAAAGTTGATCCCCATGACGATGGCAAATTTAAATTTATATGGAACTCAAAAAAAATATTAGATGGATGCGATAAAGTCGTCATCGCTATGGACAATGATGCATCCGGTGTTGCTATGGAAGAAGAAATAGCTAGAAGAGTAGGCAAGGATAAATGTTACAAGGTAGTTTATCCATCAGACTGTAAGGATGCCAATGAAGTTTTGGTTAAGTATGGGAAAGAAAAGCTAAAGGAATTAGCTGAAAAGCCAATCCCATATCCTGTTTCCGGATTGTATGATGCCTCTCATTTTTATGATCAAGTAGATGATATTTATGAAAAAGGAATTGGAACAGGGATATCCACAGGATATAAAGAAGTTGATGACCTATACACAGTCGTAGAGGGTCAGTTAACTGTTGTTACAGGGCATCCATCATCCGGTAAATCTGAATTTGTAGATCAAATAATGGTAAACATAGCAAAAGAAAAAGGATGGAAGTTTGGCATATGTTCTTTTGAGAATGAACCAAGAATACACATAGCAAAACTAATAAGTAAGCACATGGGAAAGCCATTTTTTGATGGGCATACACCTAAATTAAATAGACAAGAATTAGAACAGGGCAAGAAATTTGTTTTGGATAACTTTTGTTTTTTATATCAAGCTGATGGATCGCTATCTACGTTGCAAAGTATATTAGATAGAATGAAAGTTGCTGTTATGAGACATGGTATTAGAGGTGTAGTTATTGATCCATACAACTATATAGCAAAGGACATGACAACCTCTGAGACAGATTGGATATCTGATATGCTCACTAAGTTAAGAGTATTTGCACAGGCTCATGGGATACATATTTGGTTTGTTGCTCATCCTACAAAAATGATGAGAAAAGATGATGGCTCTGTACCACCACCAAAAGGATATGATATAGCCGGATCAGCATCTTTCTTTAGTAAAAGCGATGTAGGTATGACAGTTCATAGACCTAATGCATCAACATCAAACGTCAGCCAAATATTAATTTGGAAATGTAGGTTTTCTTGGGTAGGATCAATTGGGGAGTGTAATTTAGAATTTGATAAAATTACATCAAGATATAATTCTATTTCTAATATACAAAGAAGTAAGAGGGATATGTTAACTCCATATAAAGCAAAGGCAGTTAGGAATTGGCATGACAAAGATAATGAAGAATACGATGGGATCAAGTTCTAATAAAGATAATAAAAAGGACTATGGTGCAGAACTATTAGGCAAGCATCATAGTCTTAAAGCAGAGTTTATAGGTAGCTCTAATGAAGTAAGATTTAGAGTGGTTGATCAGTCAACCTTAGATAAGCTACTTATGAATGATAGTATATCTCTTGACCAATACAAATGCTTAGACAATCTTTATTCCGATTTTCATAGAGCCGGATTGATTGGTATAAAAGCATCAAATTATAATCCTAGGATTAACTCTAGTTACGAGGCTAAAGGAGAGGCTGAAGTTATTTTAAGAAGAAAAGTTTCTAATTGTTTGTCTGCTATTAAGAGTTCAGGGGGGATAAGGTCATACGATATTCTAATAAAGTTATTGCATGACAGAAGTCTTGTAGAGCAAGACTTGAAATGGATAAGTGTTTTGGGGAATTTTAATTTGATATGTGAGCCAACAGAAAAGTTTTATGAAACTTGGGGAATTAGTTGACACAGTTTTAAGGTGGGATTATGTTTCGTTTGAGGGTATTCATATTCTCTTACTACACACACACTAGACCGGCTACATACGTATAGCCGGTCTTTTTATATGTGAAAGTTTACGTAAAGTTTTACTCTAAGGAATACTGCACCCCCACTAAAGTAGAGTTAAACCTTTTTCTTTTTTCTTTTTTTCATAGTTCTCATTAGCTTTGTTACTTCTAAAAGAGTAAGTGCTTGGAGACATTACGTCTGCAAGCGATGAAACACCTCTTGCCATTGAAGTTTCAGCAGTAAAAATTCTTCCTTTAAGTACTTCATTTATAGCTTTAGGATCGTCTTGAAAAGCATCTGAACTTATTTCCAAATCTTCATTTGTCATTTTACTATTTCGTAAAGACAAATTGGTTGTTAATTCTTTTGCTTTAGAATTAGTTCCTATGTAACCACCTCTGCAATCATGACATAATGTGGCTTTAGTTCTTTCATGTTTAGTATTTTTAAGTCTTACCTCACAGTCTGAACAATGATCTATACTTCCTTTAGGCATCTAGTCCTCCATTTATATTTAATGCTACAAACAGCATATTATTTTTTGTTAGTTTCATACAAGGGATAATGCAATATCCCTTGTATGAGGCTCTAAGAGCCTTTGTTGTGGCTTTCCATACATTAACTGACCATAATTTTAAAGAGATCGCAGTTTTGCCCATAATCACTTCCATTGAAAAATCTTTGAGGGGAAAGTAATTTAGAGATGTATAGCTTTGAGGTTAAGGGGAATATCAAATAAAAACCCTTACGAACCCACTTTCTCGCACCATTTGGAGTGATCTCTCCCCCTATTCTTTAATAACTAATTTTGCTAGACCAACTGCCATAACTGTTATGCCAACTGAACCAAAGAGACATAAAGACATAAGCCTACCAAATGTCTGTGTCCAATAACCATATGGATCAGATATTAAAGCCATAGCCATTACGAATATACAGCAACCCATAGCAAATATTAAAAAGCCATCTGTTTTAGTCATTCTCCCTCCTCCTGTGGTTCTTTATAAAAAATTACAACATATTCTATTCTGTCACTTTTTGGACTATCGCCATATCTTTTTGACATAATAGTTTCAACAGTTTTATGAAGTACTATATCTGCAAAACCCCAATTTGTATGACCAAGTATTGCATCGCAACAGTCATCAATATCATCAGTAAAATCTCTACTCATCTTCATCCTCCCATTTTGATATTTTCGTTCTCAATCGATC